TATAACACCCACTGGTGCATGATTTTGATCGTCTAGCCAAATATAGAGACCAGTTGATTTCTTTTCTTTTTCGGTATGTTTAAAGGTGAGTTCTTTCTTAGCTTTTTTCATAGCGGCAGATTCAGTTTTATGAGAACTGATTAGGTCTCCCATAATATAGCTTCCGTTATATTTATAAAGTTTCCACATTATTATTATCCTCTAATAACTCAGCCACTTCATACCTTTTGATAGCTTGATATAACTCACTATCTGTAATTCCTAAGAATCGAGCTGCGCTTTTCTTTGAGTTAGTTGTTGAGAGTGCAAACCTTATTAAAGAATCCTTCATTATGTATGAAGCCTTCGACCACAAACTAAATCCATATGGTCTATTATTAATATGGTTAGCTGAAAGTTCTAGTTTAATTGAGATTAGGTCTTCTAATGTTAAATTATTAATACTAACTAATAAACTATCATTAATAAGGTTTTTTGCTTTCAATTTAAAAATAACACTCTTATTCTGAGTTGTCAAATTCTTTTTTGAACTTTTTCTCACAAATCACCTAAAACTCAAGTCCCATTTCCTCTTCGCCAGCAACCATGGCATCTTCTTCGCCGGCAGCCATGGCATCTTCTTCACCAGTATCCACGGCGTCTTGGTAAGCTTGGTTTGTGGGCTCTTCAACCTCTGGGGACAGTTCATCTTCGAACTTATCAAAATACAATTTTAGGTTGGCTATAAGATAATCGTAGAATAACTCTTGGTCTTCATTGTTAGACAGCAGCTCATAAGAATCAATAATTGAGGTTTGAATCTTTTTGAACGCATTGAAAGCAACGTTTCGACCGGTCTCATCTGCGCCATCCATTCCAAATTCATCTCTAGGATCAGACTCTTCGGGCTCTTCTTCATCCGCAGACTTCTCTGCGTCTGTCCGGATATCGATAAACTTGTCTGTATCTGCGGGTCCTCCGAGATCGACGTCAACAATCTCGGCAAGTGCTTCAATATCATCACCAGCCTCGTTATTTACTTCTGCGGGTGTAAGAGCACCAATGACCGCATTAATAATGTGGGCTCTAAACGATTGTCTTTGGGAACCATCAGTTGTCAGGAGCTTGAAGTCAGTTTGCAGCACAGGAATAATCTTTTTGAGGAGATCCTCCAGCACATTGATGCCGGTAGATTTATTAGGCGTGGGATCGTTATCGGGTGTAATACCTTCAGACAGGTTAGAAAGCTCTATATTTAAAAGACCTCTTACTATGCCACGTAATCTAGCTTCTTCTTCTATGATCTTAGCTGCAGCAGATTCTCTTCTCTGCTTAACAACTTCAATCAACTGTCTAATATTTTCTCTGAGTTTTTGCTCTTGCTTGGGGATCATCTTTGTATACCTCTTTCCATAATTAGTTTCATAACTTCGTTCACGATAACTAAATTTTCATTCTTTTTCTTTCTGGGTTTTTTCTTGGGTTTACCCAACCCAGATTGCAAAGGGCCTGAGTAACCGGTCACATTCCCCGGCGCCCCACCGGGTCCGCCACCCCCAAGTGATGTTTCATTCACAGGATCTTGTGCTATTGTAGAAACTGGAGATGGTTGTCCAAGGATATTGAATAACTCATCGATCTTATCTTGTGGAATATATTCAGCTAGTTGCCGCAATGATTCTGCGTCATCTGGGTTGTTTACTAAATTGCTGACCAACTGCCGCGAATCGCTAGCGCTAAAAGGTTTATTATCAGAGCGCTCAGAAGGCACTACAGCGTATTCCTCACCAGCTAAGACGTTAACCCCTCTCTTCTTCTTTTTATATTCAGAGGCGCCTTTCCAGCGCATGAAGTCGCGATCTTTTCTGCTAGCTCCCAAAATAACACTGTCTCCTGCCTTGATATCTAGCGGAGATGTTTCACTAATATATTCATAAGCAATGCTTACTGGCGATCTCATCTCCGAGTCTGCAACTCGTACTTCAACTCCCGGGAGGTTTGTAACATCAGAGAAAACTGTTTCCCAAATCCGCTCCGAATGTTCTGCACTAACTTCTGAACCATCATGCGGCAGTGTGCGCTTGGCGCCTTCGGGATTGGAAATCAAAATAATTGTTCTGTCTGCTTTTGGTACACCGTCGCCGGTAGCGTAACGACGTACCATATCGGCATGCCCTCTGTGTGGTGGCTTAAATGCACCTGGAACAAGAGCGATGGTCTGACCCGGAGTATCTGCAAACTTGCGATCCCCTAGGGTCTCGTATTCGTCACTATGCCACTCGTCTTCTGGAGGTTCTTCTTCGAACTGCTCCTTTAGACTGCTGGCATAGTCCATAACTGCGTTGTAGATGGTTCTCTCGGCGTTCTCTTGAACAACAATGTCTACGATAGGGGTACCCGCCAAGACGTCCTTATAAACCATTTGTGGGAGTTTCTGATGTTTGTGCCCTGCGGACTTAATCTCTGTTAACCACTCACCTAGAGTTTTTGTTATTTGTTTATTTTTTGAGATTTGAACAGTAAAGTTTCGGCGATCAACGGATTCACCAGTAAATTTGGCAGTTTTATCTACCATAAAGTTAGCGCGACTAAATTCCAGACGATCTACAAATTTCACTCCATTACCCGCATGATCTACTGCTACATATCCCTCTGGATTCGTCGCAACCAGATCTCCAGAGCCATCATCTACAAAGTGCTTTGTATTATACACAGCATTGTTGTATTTCTCAATAAAAATGTTTTTGGCTTCAAACAATAGACGAGATACCTGAAAGAGATTAAGAATATCTTCTTTTTTGCTATCGAGCAGTTGAATATCTTGCAGAGCTTTTGTTTCGGCTTTGCCGCGGCCTTTCTCGCTTTTTAGCTTACTGATTTTCTTTTCAGAACGCTCGAAATACCAGTTCTTAAAGCCATCAAAAGAACGTTCTGGATCCTCCAAAAACTGTCCGCCTTTAATTTCGCTGTTAATATAGATATTCAGTAGCGCAGAAGGCAAATTATTATAGTCTATACTTTCATTAACCGCGTCAGCCTCTTTAACTAAAGAAAGAATTCTCTTCTCTTCACCAGCAGTAAGAGTTACTGTACCGGTGTCATCTGTAAAGAAAGCATCATCGAACCAAATTCCCGGCGGTCGGTTCAGCGCGCTTACATCTGCTCCAAAACTTGCTCCACTATCTAAGCTATCATAGGTGGTGTGAAACACAATACCAAATTTCGATTGCCCAATCTCTCTACCTAAATCTGAATCAACCGGTACCGCATAAACTATCGTGTTTGGCTTAAAGCGGTAGTGTGGTTCTCCATCTATTTGAACAACATCGAGCATTTCATCATCGAACATGAAATCACCCTGCAGAATATTTTTGATCCCAAGGGAGGGGAGATATTTTAATGCTTTCGTTAATTTATCAACAAGCCCGGGCGCATGCCCGTGGTTTCTGACAATATCCTCTTCGGTGTAGTTAATTTTAGGAACCTTATTAAAGATCGATTTAGTTCCTACAAAAAACTTACCATTCTCGGGGTTGATACCAACAAACATCGCCGGCGCACCATCCCATTTAACAGATGTTTGCACATGCGATTTAGAATTCCCCTTTAGGGTTTCAAGAAGTTCTAACAGAAAAGCCCGAGCCATCTTATAGCCTGCAGGACCTTGTGTAAGAACCAACTCTTCGAGATGAGTAAGGTGTGTATTAGCACTACCTTCTTTTAGAAGTATGGGCATTTATTTTCCCTCGTTTAAGCTTTCTTCTAAAATATTCAGCTTCTCTTCCAACAACTTCATTTCGTTTTGCATCTTACGAGCAGAACGACGAACTTCTTTAATATGTTGTTTAGCTAAAGTTAAGCGATGTTCCTCTGTTATGGAACGAGGCTTAATTGCTGTGATAATTTCCTGTAACCCGTGAAGATAAGTAAAGATATTCCTATCTACACCTTCTCCTAAAATAAAGTCACTCCAATTTTTATCTAGCGACATCGTTTATTTACTTCTTTTTGGGCTTAAAGGCTTTTTTTACTTTTGGTGCTTTTTTGACACTTGGCGCTTTTTTGACACTTGGTGCTTCTTTCTCCACCGTCTCAACAGCAACCTGTACAGGCGCCTTCTTTGGCTCGGCGACAGGTTGTTCTTCTTGTACTGCTTCCACAACTGGCTCAGCAGCTGCTCTTCTTTGTGCGGCTGCACTACGCTCTCGTAACCATCGTCTTTTCCATACTTTACCCATTTTTATTCTCCTTAAGTT